ACAATGGACAAAGGTATCAAACTGCAAAAAGAACTGGCAATGGGTTCTAAGTCTGCTGCTCGTGAAGCTGTCGGCAAGGTCGGTGCGCCTACCAAGAACACTAAGGCTTCTTCTGGTATGAAGTGCGGTGGTGTGGTCAAGAAAGGTAAGAAATAATGGCTAAGTTCAAAATTGAATGGTCTAAAGACCACGTTGAAATCGTTGAGCAATCTGACTGCCAAACTGTGGAGCAGTTTGTCAACTGTCGTTTTGGTGGTGGCAAAAAGCCCGCAGCCAAAGTGACTTTGGTCAAGGAAAAGGAAGAAAAGACCAAAGATGCACAGTGACCAATTTCTTGGTGCTTTGGTGAAAGCTATCGCCAATGAGCGAAGTAAGCTTAAAGAAGATCTCGCCAATTTGAATGTTCAAAGTCTTTACGACCTCGGTAAGATTCAGGGTCGTATTCACGGTCTAGACCAAGCGCAAGAAATCATTGAGCAGTTGTACCAAGAGCAGGACGTGTAAGTTTGGCCGTCCCGACTCCCGACGGGGAGTGAAGCGATGTCTCCCGCTTCATGGGACTGGCCTCCAGGAGACAGTTTAGGAGAATCGTATGATTCCAGCATCAAAGCTCGAGGAAGCTTTTCCTCAAGTCACCCCCGGAGTTTACCCCAAAGGTGCCCGTGTAGTCATCCAGTTGCGTACTGTGCGTACTAAGACAGCTTCAGGTCTTATCTTGGTGGATGACACCAAACAGTTCAATAAAGCTAACACACAACTGGGTAAAGTCATTTATCTCGGCCCTATTGCCTATTGCAACCGTGAAACTGGTCAGCGGTGGCCTGAGGGTGTTTGGGTGAAACCCGGAGACTTTGTCCGCGTACCCAAATACGGCGGCGACCGTTTTGAACGTAAGATTCCCGGTACAGACGATACAGCCATCTTCTGTATCTTTTCCGACCACGAGATCATTGCACAAGTTGATCCCGAGGCATTTGAAGAAATCGACGAGATTTTGTAACTAGGAGACGCCAATGGCTGACGAAAAAGAGTTTGATGTTGAAACCGGCGAAGAGATTGTTGCAAAGCAGCAAGAAACCACCGAACCTGAAACCGAAGAAGTAGAGTCTTCTGAACCTGCTGAGCAAGGTGAGCAGGCAGAATCTTCTGAAGACCAAGAGCTTAACGACGCTGACGATGACGCAGAGCGAGAGGCAATTCGTGAACGTCGTCGTCAAGAGCGCAAGCACCGTAAAGAAGCGCAGCGTGAACGTGAGGACACTCTGCGCCGTGAACTTGCAGCACGTGATTCTGTCATCAATGAGATGCGTCAGAAACTTGACGTTATCGAGCGCCGCAATGTTGGGTCTGAACTGGCGCAGATTGAGAACGGTAAAAAGCAAGCTGCTCAAGCTTATCAGTTCTTCAAGGACCAAATCCGTATTGCTGGTGAGGCAGGTAACCATGCTGCCGTGGCAGATGCTACGGAGAAAATGATTCAAGCTCGCGACAAGTTCAATGAGATCACCCGCATTGAACAAGCCGTTCGCCAGCAGCAATCCACCCCGCAACCGCTGGATCCGCGTCTGGTAAACCACGCCCAAGACTGGATGAGCCGTAACAGTTGGTACGACCCGTCCGGCCGAGATCAGGATTCTGCCATTGCTTTGCAGCTTGACCAGCGTCTGGCACAAGAAGGTTGGGACCCTACGACGCCACAGTATTGGCAAGAACTGGAATCACGTGTAAAAAAATATTTACCGCATCGCGCAAACGGTGGTAAAATTGAGCGCAAGAATCCTCGTTCAGTAGTTACGGGTTCCGACCGTGAAAGCGCAGGTACTAAGTCCGGTGCAACCTATAAGCTTTCGTCCGAGCGAGTGCAAGCTCTCAAGGACGCAGGTATTTGGGATGACCCAAGACAACGCGCAGAAGCGATCAAGCGGTTTAGGGATTACGACAAACAGAACAAGGTTTAATAAGGAGCGATCAGAATGAGCGAAAATAAAATTGTTGGTGGCGACGACAGGCTGAAAAAGTCTACTGCCGCGCCCGTTCGCGGTGATCGCGTCGAAGCTGATGCTTCCCGTACTCAAATGGACGGTACCGCTATGACCATGGAAGAGCGTCGTCGTATGATTCGCTCTGAGTGGAGTAACGATGTGCTGCCCACCCCGCCCGCTGTTGACGGCTGGCACTTCTGCTGGTTGTCTACGACCAATTCCACAGACCCCATCTACAAACGTATGCAGAAAGGCTACGAGCCGGTGCATGCTGCCGAGGTTCCAGGGTTTGCGCAATACAAGGTCAATCAGGGCGAGTTTGAGGGCTGTGTGGCTTGCAACGAAATGCTTCTTTTCAAGATCCCTGAGGAACTTTATCAGGAGATCATGACGGTGTTCCACCACGAACGCCCGATGGAAGAGGAAGAAATTCTCCGCGCAAACGCCAAACAAGCCGTCAACGAACGTGACAGTGATGGCCGCGATTTGGGTCAAGCCGAGGGTTACGACTCTTTGGCCCGCCGCGTCCGAACCCCTCAATTCTCGTAAAGGACTGAAATATGGCAACTGTAGCCTCTCCTTTCGGCTTTGTTCTGCGCAAGCACCCGACGGGTCAATCGCGAGCAAATGCCTACACCATTGGTGCTTCGTATAACACCGCTATCGGTTACGGCGATGCTGTAACTCTCAACACTGACGGTACCCTGAATCTGGGTCCGGCAGGTACCACTGACTTGATCGGTGTTTTCGCCGGTGTCCACTACAAGGACGCCACCGGTAAGCCGACCTACTCCAAGAACTGGCCGGGAGCTGTTTCTGGTGCAACTGAAATCGTCGCCTACGTGTACGATGACCCGGAAAACATCTACGAAGTTCAGGTTGCCTCTGGTGGCACGGGCTACGTACAAACCGCTATTGGTGCGCAAGCCAACTTGGTTGCCGGCACCGTCAACGCTGTTACCGGTCAGTCGACTATGGCCCTGAACGCCACGCTTATTGCGGCTTCGTCTCAAGGTCAGTTCCGTATTGTTGGCTTCGGTTCCGACGGCATCTACGATGCTTCCACTAACACGTTCCCGACTGTTCTGGTGCAGATCGCACAACACCAGTTCGTCGCTAACAAGACTGCCATCTAAGGAGGTATAAGCAATGGCTGGTACTATTATGCGCAGTACTCAGTTTCGCTCGATCGTTGAGCCGATTCTGAACCAAGCCTTCGATGGTGTCTATGATCAGCGTACCGATGAGTACAAGCAGATCTTCACCGAAGAAAACGGCACCCCGCGTGCTTACCATGAAGAAGTCGTCCTGTACGGTATGGGCGCTGCTCCGGTTCTTCCGGACGGCCAAGCCGTTACGTACGACGAAGGTGGTCAACTGTACGTCAAGCGTTACACCTACGATGTCTATGGTCTGGCTTTCGCACTGACCAAAGTCCTCGTGGAAGACGGCGACCACATCCGTGTCGGTTCCACCATGTCCAAGCACCTTGCTCAAGCCATGGATGAAACCCTGGAAACGGTGACGGCCAACCACCTGAATCGTGCCTTCAACGCCTCTTACGCTGGCGGCGACAGTGTTGCCCTGATCTCTGCCTCTCACCCCGTGATTGGCGGCACTCAGACCAACGTGCTGACCTCTGCTGCTCTGTCGCAGACTTCCTTGGAACAGGCTCTGATCCAGGTTCGTCAAGCTCAGGATAGCCGTGGTAAGCGTATCCGCCTGACCCCGAAGAAGCTGGTCATTCACCCGTCCAACATGCTGACGGCTGAAGTCCTGCTGAAGTCGGTTCTGCGTACCGGTACCAACAACAACGACATCAACCCTGTCAAGACCACGACTTCGTTGAGCGATGCTGTTGTTATCAGCCGTCTGACCTCTCCGACCGCTTGGTTCCTGCAGACCGATGCTCGTGACGGTCTCAAGGTTCTGTGGCGTCGTAAGCTGGAAAAGGCCATGGAAGGCGATTTCGAAACCGATTCGGTTCGTTACAAGTCTACCATGCGTTTTGGTTCCGGTTGGACCGATTGGCGCTCCATGTACGGTAACGCAGGTGCTTAACAAGCACTAAACAAACCCCGCTTCGGCGGGGTTTTTACATTTTTATCGGCCGTGCGGTATAATACCGTAACGCCTTTAAGGAGAGTTTTATGGCAACTTACATGCAAGGTGTGCTGAAATCTGGCGATGCACCGTCTGAAACCACAACCGGCGTCGGTACTGCCGTGTTCTCCCAAACTGCACTGGTCACCTTTGACGCTGATCTTGTTGCTGAAGCCACTTTTGTGCTTCCGGCAAACGGTCAAATTACCAGTTTCCATATCGACACTCTGACCGCGTACAACTCTGCTACGTCCGCCACCCTGACCATTGGTTCTGCTTCCGGCGGTTCGCAATACGTCGGTTCTGTTGACGCAAAAACCGCAGGTCGTGCTGCACCGACCCTGTCTGCTGCTCAGTTGACTGCAATGGCTAACATCGGTTCCAATACCACTGTTTACGCTACTGTGACTTCTGTTGGTCAACCGTCCGCCGGTTCCACCCGTGTTACGGTGTTCTACACTGGCGGGTCGCGCTAAAAACTGAAGGGCTTCGGCCCTTCTTTTAGGAGCTTTGTATGTTAGACAAAGTTGGTTACACCACAGTAACACAAGCTGCCGCAACCACAGTCAAGACTGGGCCTGCTGGACTGTACGGTATTATCGTTACCGCGTCCACTTCCGGAACAGTCACCATTTACGACAACACTTCGGCCTCGGGCACGGTCCTGTTCACCAAATCGGCACTTGCAGTCGGTGAAGCAATTACGTTTGCCTGTGTCGGTATTGCTGCCAAGAATGGTCTCCACGTTGTCTGTGGAGGTACCGCAACTGTGAACATCCTGTATACCTAAAATGGCTACCTCAGGAACTGTTGGTACTACACGTATCACCACAAACAAACTCATTGAGAAAGCTGCTCGACGCACTGGGTTGATGCCACAAGCGTTGACCCCCGAGATTGTTGACACAGCAATCGAAGACCTCTTCATGTTGATGATGAGTCTTAGTAGCCGAGGACTTAATCTGTGGTGTGTAGACCAACAGTTTCTCCCGCTTAAAGCCGACCAGCGTACATACACCCTACCTGTTGGCACTATCGACGTGCTCAATGTGATGCACTGCACGCCCAGCAAACCAAGTTACGTGCAGACAAACGGTGTGAATGAAGTCACTGTTGACTTGGCAGACACCTACAAACTGGTGTTCGGTGGTGTGTTGTTTGACGCCAATCCGACAGTAACTACCTTGTTCCAGGGTTCTGATGACGGTGTGACGTGGACTACGCTGAAGAGTCTGTTGACCACAGAACTTCAACCGGTAGGGTACCACAATTGGTTCCAGTTCAACGAGAGTCCTAACCACAGGTACTTCAGATTGTACGCTGCGACATATGATCCAGTTGCGACCCCTACAACACTTGAACTGGTCACTGGTTTGCGTGAAATTGCAGTTTCCGCGTTTAACAGAGACGACTACGCTAATCAACCCAACAAAGCTTCGTCTAGTGCAACTGTCACAAACTACTTCTTTGAGAAGTTGATGGAACCACAGGTCACATGCTGGCCTGTTCCCAGTGTTTCAAGTAACTTCTTGCGCATGTACCGTTATCGCCAAGTGCAAGATATTGGTCAGATGATGAATGAAATTGAGGTACCGACACGGTGGTTAGAGTCTGTCGTGTGGCACCTTGCGCTTCGTCTTTCGTTTGAACTACCGGGAATCGATCCCGAGCGTCGCAAAGAAGTTGCTCAAATGGCTGCGACGTTTACTGTGGAAGCCGAAGGTAACGAAACCGACAATTCCCCAGTTTACTTCCGTCCCAACATTGGTGTATATACGCGCTAACTATGCCGATGTACCTTCCTCCTAAAGCTTCTGGCACTTGCGCAATCGGGGTGTGTGACCGATGCAAGATGAAGTTTTACTTGGATGAACTTAAAGCTGACCGCAATTCTCCGGGCCTACGTGTGTGCGATAAGTGTAACGATGTTCGTGACCCCTATCGC